CCATGATCTAAAAATATGGATTACTGGCCTAGTTTTCGTAGGTTACATGACCAGAATCATCTACTTGAACGCTATCACGTCTCACGCGTCTCCTAAGTGCTACCCCGTCACCCGTCACCATGTCGCAGTTCTCATGGGCACCTTCAACCCATGATGCAATAGTATCTATTTGCTCGTCTGTAGCTTCAATTTTTGCATCACATAAAGCCTCAGCTACACATTCATTCCAGTAATTCATTTCACCCACCCCTTAATAAATTTTCAGCTCTCAATTTTAGAGCCTCACGCACTCTATAATCATTTTCGCCGTTCGCCGCATTAATTATTCTTTCAGCTTTGGCAGCCCTCCACGCATTACTAGCGTCTTTATGATCGTCAAAATAACCGATATGTATCCCTTTTCCTCTTACCTTAATGTCAGCTCTAAATTTCTTTTTTTTCCTGTGCCAGCAAACGCCAAGATCATAGGGGTTTCCACTCTTATGATTAATTAATGTGTTGGTTGAGGCATTAACAAATGCACAAGTCTCCTTGCTGTAAAGCTTATTGCCTTCAAATAAAATATCTTTATCTAACTGCATCCCTTCCCAGTCCATTTGCTGCATCCATGACTTGAATTTTGTAAAGTACAGCCATTCACTAGAAACAGTGCAGCCCCTATAGGTTGGGTGCTTCATTTGAAATTTTTCTGAATAACATCGTTTTAGCATCCCGTTCCATTTAGTGTAAAATGAACATTTTTGTTGTACGCCGCCTATTCTAGGCTCAACAATATAATCAGCGTCATTAATACCAACTCCAAAAACTGGCCTTCTCAGGGATAAACTTCTTTTACTTGCTTTTATCATCGGTATTTACTCCAGCTTCTATCTAATAATCGTTGTTGTTGTGTTGTTATCTATCATCAAAATTAAACCCTTTACCGTCACCTAATCCCTCGTACATCTTTTTGGTTTCCTCTATCTGCTCTTGAGTCGGTGGTGGTAGTGCGGGAAACTGACTTATAGACTCTACATAATCTTGGCTATCAGTTTTGCCTGACCACACAAGATATTCACTTGCGTTTTTATTAGTGTGATAAGTTAATTTAATCTTACCTATAGCCTCAATCGATGGCTGCTCATCATTATGATAAACGGGTGAGTTAGGGCTAACAGACAGCTTTTCCATAGTCGCTATTTCATGCGCTGTATAACCGCCTTCCTTCGCTCTCTGGTAGGTGCTTGGCAGAGACTGAATAAACATCATTGCCGATTGTCGTCTAGCGAAAGGATCAGTTTCATTGAATAGCGACCATGTGCCTATTTTTATCCTAGCTAACACACCAAGAGGAGTTACAGGCTCGCAAGCCATAGCCAAAACCTCATCAGGCTTAATATTAGCCACGTCACAAGATTTTAAAAGGTAACGGGTAAAGTCGGCCACCTTTGGGTAGAACTGACCGCTATCGGCGTTCTGTAGGTGTTGTGAGGCAGCCTCCATAAGCTGATCAAGTGAGAACTGTTTCAAAGCGTTAAAGTAAATCTTTGCAGAGACGACACCCAGCTTATTATTACCCTTGTTGCTAGAGTCGTAATATTCTGAAAGTCCATTCATAAAATCAAGGAATTCTGACTTATCCGATTCGTTCACAATCGCCTCCGTCATGCTCGATTACGTCACCCTGTCCTAACCAGTCCTTAAACTCTTTAGATTGTTGGCTAGTGTTTGATTGCCCGTAGGTCATAACATCATCCCATCGCTTACCGTTTAGCCATGTAGACCCGTTAGGGACAAATTGCCCTCCATCTTTCAGCCACTCAGTCGATGTTTTGAATTTATCAACGCGACTCATTATCAAATCAAAAAGCTGTTGATTAGGGTTAAGCTTTAACCAAGACTTTAATGCCTGCGCTTTGTTTTGATTCTTTGGATAAGATTTCCAGAACACCTCGAACATGTCTTTAGGTTGGTTCTTAGTTACTAGTTCTTGGTTAGTAGTTTCTAGTTTATAGTTCTTAGTTAGTGGTTTATAGTTAGGGTTATTTTGGCTAACCGAATCTAACCCAGTGGGTTTCTTTTGGGATACGCTAGAGGCCGCGTCTTTCTTGGGTCTACCGCCTTTTGACCCGTTTAGCTTGTTTTTCTTTGCAGTTTTTCTATATTCTTTTAAATTTTCTTCACAACGTGATTGAATCCAACCCTTGTCAGTTAAAGTAAAAAATTCATCAAGTATTGTATTAGCTATATCCGAATCATTACCCAAACGTAACCGACGAAAAACCGAGTGGGTTTCTTTTGGGATAGGCTTTTCTGTATCGTAGTAATGATTGATCAAACGGAAATATATAGCTTCTTCAACCAAGCTTAGATGCGAAGTGCTTAGCGTCCATCCTGCTATGTTGAATTTGTAGTAGTGCATTATCTTTCTCCGTGATTAGCGTGAAAGCCATGCTTTGCGCTAGCCTTGGCGCGTGCCTCTGCCGCGTCTTCAATGCTATTGAAATACCCAATGTGAACAGCTTTACCGTCAACTTTTATTTGGGCTACCCACTTTCTTTTACCCTTATTCCATCGGACACCCAAAACTCCGCTTTTATTATCGACTCGCATTTTTAAGTTTTTATGGTTTTCAGGATTTGTCACACTCCTTAGGTTTGCTATTTTATTGTTTGATCTATCGCCATCAATGTGATCAATACAGTTAGGGGCAACCATGAAGTGCATAAAATAAGCTATTCTGTGCGCTCTATAGGCTATTCCGTTTATTCCCACCCTTATATAGCCCTCGTTATTCAAATGGCCTGCAATCTTGCTTGCGAACCTTTTATTCCAAGTCTTTGCAGCTCGATTACTGGTAGATGAATCAGTAATCCTGTTTTTCCAGATAAGATGCCCAGTTATTGGGTTGTATTCAAATATTGATTTTAAATAATCGATACTCAGGCTATCTAGAGACGATTTAGGTTTTTGTTTCATAAAATCCTCTTAAAAAGTGACCCTAGAGTTAAGACCCGTCGCTAGGATGACTTTCGTCGATTACGGCACTAAGGCCACTATTTAAAGGGATTTATAATTTCAATCCCTAACTGTTGAAGTTTATAGACGTGTCTTAAGTCGTCTTGAAGCAAGGCTTATATTACTCTACTGCTCCTACTTTGCAAGCGGTTATGTAGCTTTCGCTAATTTTATTGCTTCGTGTACGGTTTGATAGTCAAAATAATCGGGTTCATCCAAGTCCGTGCTGCTTATATTCTGCTCTAGCCTCGCGTTTTCCATGTCAATCATGCACCCAAGTTCAGAGGCCGTCTCAATTAACTTACTCTCAAGCTCTTCTACTCTCGTCATGATACCCATTAATGCTCTGCCTGCGCCTCTGTTTTTAGATTTCAGCACGTTTTCATGTAAAAGACTGTTACCAATGATTCTTATATGTTCACTTGCTTTCATACTCTACCCCTTTATACTAAGCGCATTTAACGCATCATTTGTGCCGTCGAATAGCTCAGGCGTTTCTAGCTTCTGTTTAAAAGTGTAGCAACTGCAATACTTGCAGCCGCACGCTTCCATATTTTCGTAAGAGTCGAAATGCCTGTAGTAATTATGGCCGCACTCGCAAACCCTATTGTCACCATATTTAGGATTATAAAACGTATCTACAACAATCCTTTTTTTCTCTATATAAGGCTTTTCCTCTACCATAACCCTACCCTCTAATGTTTATTGTGTTAAACGTCAATTATTCGACCATTGGTTAAAACGTCTTCATTTTCGTCATATTCAAATAAAACAGCGTCACAATCTGCCCATTCTCGCCTAAACTCTTCTATAGCTCCCCTTCTGCTCATATCTCCAATACATTCGAGAATCGTTGCATTGTCTTCATCAACTCTAGCCCTTCCATCGTAAACAATATAAACGCTCATAATCTTACCCTCTTAATCAATTTGTTATACCCATAAAGCCCCCAATTAAGGAGGTTATTGAATGCAAGCAGCATACAATGTACACTGCTTGCATCAAGTGCCTTTACACTATTTGATGTGAAGCTAATACAGAGTACGAATCTGTAAGAGCGGTTTTGTTATCTCCGAATAAAAACCCTAAGACTATGATCAAAGTTGTGACCGTAGATATAAGAATGATTATCATGAGTATATTTTCAAACTTATTTTTCATTGTTTTACCTAATTTATTATTTATATTTCCCAATTAAGGGGCTTATGTACATCGTTTAAGTTAGTCCATAATGGTATACCCCGCTGCGTTGTTGTATTTCTTTTAGTTAGTCCATCAATATAACTATCTTCCGCTTTGGTGATTAGCGTCATTTTATTATCTATTAAGCGCCACACCATATCCTTGACTAGCTCGAAACTATCTTCGTGTATGTAAATCGTGTCGTTTTCGTCTGCTAGCTCCCAAACATCCCCCCATGACATGGGGTGCTCACCTGTCACTACAAATTCTTGATTAAAGCATTCACTCTCAGAATTAGTCACTATTACGCGTTCGCCGATCATGAATCACCCCCAACAAGCGTAAGCGATACACGGCCAATAAATTCCATACCCTCTCTATCTTGGCGTGATTCAAACAGCTTGATAACGCCATCATCATAAACGCCCGTCATACCGTCCTCACGGATCGCTTTTTTAATGTTAGGGATGGTATCAACTAACTCATTCTGTAGCCCTGTAGTCGTGTACGTTGGGTGGTCATAGCATGGATTGTTAAGACCTTTGTATGCTTTCTGGCTAAAGCTAAAACCTATTACATCTTTTTTTTCTAAATTAGACATAGTAATTCTCCTAAAGGATGATAGTTGGTATTAATTCAAGTTCGTATTCTGTGTCGTAGCGGTCATCGTCTGGAGTCTTCCAGTCATTCCACCCCTCTGCAACAATAAGCTTCATTCCGTCTTGCTTAACTAGAAGCTGTGTCTTTTCTTCTATAAGACTAATAAGTCCATCGATTGTTGATGATAGTTCGTAGCCTTTAAACTCAACAAAGCCTTTAGTGCTATATGTTGCGTCTGACATTTGTTCTCTCCCGTAGCTGATGTATGAACTATAGCTAGCCTTATTGTAACTGTCAACATATATTTATAGTTTATTTATATTTATTTATTTTGAATGTAAAGGTTGACAGCTAATGCAATGATATATATTATGGGTTCTACATTAATTAGGAGTTAAAGCAAATGGCATTCGGCGAATCACTAGCAATGGTTATTAGAAAGAAAGGGATCAATAACACGATCTTAGCAAAAGAGCTTGGAGTACATAAAGACTCTATTAGCCGATGGATTAAACGCGGATCACCCTCAAAGCAACATAGAGAGGAAATACTCAATTACTTTGATATGCGTGAAACTGATTTTTTACTATTAAGTGAGTAAATTTATGATCACTAAAGGCGATAGGTTAGTCAACTTAAAAGCCCCATGGTCGGCTACTGTAATAAGCGTATTCAAATCTAACGCAGTAGTAAAAGTAAATTGTAAGTGGGTTTACGTCCAGTTAAAGAAAATCAAGGTTGGCAATAAGGCAGGTAATTGGGAGGTGATAACGTGAGAGAAGTGAAGCTTGGAAAGTTAGAGGACGTAAAGTTTGGTCTTGGTGGGTATCAAGGAGCCTGTCTAGGCTTGACAGTTACCGTGGTGGGGAAAGGTTGGTGTGTCAACGACAATAGGTCTGCATGGGATGTAAATCAGCTTGAGTGTAGCGACTATTGCAAGTGGACGGAGGAAGACAGAAGCAAGGGCTATGATGAAATTATGCGGTTTTTAAGTGATTTATTGAATGATGCAAAAGTTAGCTCGGTTAGTCAGTTAAATGGTAAGCCAGTAGAGGCTACATTTGAAGGTATGACACTAAAAAGTTGGCGCATATTAACTGAGGTTATTTAGTTGGCACAACATAAGGTAAATAACATGAAAGTAAAAGACAAGCACGTATGGGTAACAGCAACAGCAATAGCAATGATAGTAGCATCAATATTAATAACACATTACATGGCGTACGAGGTGACATTATGAGCGAAGAGAATGCTTTAAACATTTACCAGCGAGTAAATAAAGTTATGGGTGAGTGCGTTTATTTGCAGAAAACGCAGGCGCAGCAAGGCAAGGGTATTAAATACGATGAAGTCATGGCAATGATTAGACAGCTTTTGATTGCTAACGGTATTGTTATGGTGACAACTCAAGAAAGTTTAGAGTGCTTGGCGGGTGTCGAAGGTACAAAGCAAAAGGTTTATCAAGGAAAGTTTTCATTAAAGCTTGTCAATATGGATAAGCCAGAAGAATTTATTGAACATACAGCATACGCACAAGGCATGGATGGCGGAGATAAGGGGGCGGGGAAGGCTCACACATACGCAATGAAAGCCATGCTGGTTAAGGGGTTCGGTATTGAAACAGGTGAAGACGAAGAGAGTCGCGCAGAAAAGATGGAAAAGCGCAATATCATTGACCCATATCAATATACAGCGTTAGGGAAGTTCTGTGTTAATCCAGATACAAACGAATGGACTAATACTGGGCTTGCTCTAATGAAGGCATATAACATCCCCAGTATTGCCGATTTGCCCGCATCAAAGTTTGATGAAGCGCTAAAGAGGGCTAAAGGTCATGCAGATAATAAGTGATATAGACCAGTCCAGTGATGAATGGCTAGACCTGCGAATGGGCTTTGTGACGGCCTCAAGATTTAAAGACGTAATGGCAAAGGGTGCAGGTAAGACACGAAAATCATACATGATCGAGATAGCGTCTGAAATCATCACAGGGCAACGTGAAGAAAAGTTTAACTCTTCACACATGGAATGGGGAACCGAGACGGAGCCGCAAGCTAGAGCCATGTACGAGCTAGAAACTGGGCATAGTGTGGATGAAATAGCCTTTGCTCACTTTGATGATGTAAAAATTGGTTGCTCGCCTGATGGCTTGGTTGGTGATGATGGTTTGGTTGAGTTTAAATGCCCTAAAACCAGCACCCAGATTGAAACTTACCTATCAGGAAAAATGCCAATAGGACACAAAGCGCAAGTGCAGGGGCAAATATGGGTAATGGAGCGCCAGTGGTGTGATTTTGTATCTTTCGACCCGCGCATAAATGGAGTATCTGGATATTTTATGCAGCGCATAGAGCGTGATGATGAATATATGGAGCAGCTTGGCATTGAGTGCGACAAATTTATTAAAGAATTAAATGAAATGATCGAAAAATTAACTAACTAGATAGGAATAAAGAATGAAAGACTTAATGGTAAAGACAGGAACATATATTAATGGACAAGGTGAAGAGAAGGGTGAGTGGGTAAAAATTGGGGCTTTAGGTGAGAGTGCGAATGGCTTATATGTGTTGCTAGACCCTGCAGTTAATCTAGCAGGACTGCTAATGAAGCAAGCAATACATAACCCAGAAAAGGCGGGAAAGTCGGTTATGGTATCTATATTTGATAGGGAGAATAAAGCAGCGGCACCGCCACAACAGGCACCACATAGCCCACAGCAATACCAAGCTCCGCCGCCTCCGCAGCAATATCAAGCGCCACACCCAAATGATTATCAGCGGAAGTAACAACAAAGGAGATAAGCATGAAAATTGATAATTTAAGCATTGAAAGAAAAGCATCTTATGATGACAATTACCCTAATATGCTAGTTGGACTAGTCCAGATGAAAGGCGACCACGGAAAAATTGAGGTGAAGCTTTCAAGCAAAACTGTTGGGTCTATTTTTGAATTGATTAAAGAAGATGTTGCTCGTGTAGCAAAATACAACGCTTCTGAGTCAGCACAGGCCGTTGAGGAGGCTGTAGGGGAGGCGCGTTTGCTTTCTCAGTCTGTCGCCATAGACGCAATTCCATTCTAACAACAGTCGCGGTTAATAGCCGCCATAATAGAGGGTAAGAAGATGATAGAAGCTATTCAGAATACAGCGGGGTTATTTTTTCTCTTGGCAATGACGTGTATTTTTTTCGATAAAGAAAGGGAGGTTTTAGGTGAGTGTTATATTTGCGGGCTTACTGTCGCAATCACCTTAATATTATCTGTTGCGGTAATTTTCGTTACAGCATTAATTAGAATTTGGACATAGCACAGGGAGCAAAGCCAAGGCTTAACAAGCGGGTGACGCCTATCGAAGAAGCGCAACCTTCACCCGCATCTTATAACTAACAGGTGAATATGATGACAATACCAACGAAGATGGAGCCTAAAGATATGTATGAAAACTTCGGGGTGTATGAAAAGTGCGTATTCTGCAGAAACACCACTAGATTCTGGCATGAGCGAACAAACAACCCTGTATGCAATACTTGCGCAAAGCAACATAAGGTTGCCGAGCTTCATAACTATACAGCTACTAAGAGGTGATTTATGCGAAACGCAAAGAAAGAACTTGAGCAACACGTTTCCGATATGGATGTTGAGCTGATACGAATAGTATCTGGGTGCAGTTATGGCGGCACGCCGCAACAAGCCATAGAGGGAAGTCTTAATGAAGTATTGCCACGGCTAGATTTTGATTATGATAGTGGGTACGGAGGGCAAGAGCTATTCGGTTATATTTGGTATGCGGATGGTACATGGTCTGAACGTGGAGAATATGATGGTAGTGAGTGGTGGGAGCATATGACACGACCACCTCTGGATATAGAAATAGATAATTAACACAGATAAGGGGTAAGTGATGGAAGATTTAATTAAAGCTTTGCAAATATTACTAAAATACGGGAACCCAAAATGGCCTACATGGTGTGAACATGACTGCCTACATGTTTGCGATATTGATAGCGAGAAAGTTAGCGAGGAAGATAGGGTCGAGCTAGATAAGCTCGGATTTATTGTTGATGAGGATGGGGGTGGTTTTATGTCATACCGCTTTGGCAGCGCATAACACAGGATAGATAACACTATGAGACTAGGAGAAAAACAAGAGCTGTTTATGCGGCTACTCCCTCGCTTAATTGATAAAGCCCACGAATTAGGGTTTGAAATACGAGGGGGCGATTTATTTCGTGACCCGCGTGTGCATGGTACGCACGGAACCAAGGAAGGATACGGACGATCACGCTCAAACCATAAACTTAAACTGGCTATTGATCTTAACCTGTTTCGTGATGGTAGTTATATTGCTGATACCGCAGGTCACAGAGAGCTAGGCGAATGGTGGGAGCAGCAAAACGAGCTTTGCCGATGGGGCGGACGCTTTAATGATGGCAATCACTACTCATTAACACACTGGGGTGGCGCGTAGTAAAACAATCACTTAATAAAACATTGCGCTATTGGTGATATTGAACGATTCTAGTATTAACACTAACGCAGGAGATTACCATGATTGATTTACTAAAAGAAATAACACCAAGCAATTTAGCTGATTTGGAGCGTGTAGCAGAAAAGGGAATCATTCAGTGCTTTGACGACGACGACGACATGGCACTACAAACAATAGATTTTGTATCTTATCTACTTGTAGATTATATAAAAGAGAATAGCGCAGTATTAACGGGTTTAACAATGAATACATCCAGCGTGTTCACGGGTAATAATACGATACATTGAGGGGTGATTTATGGTTGATGATATAAACCTTAAGCCGTTGTTATGTTGTGAGGGTGATATTAGAGATGAGTTCGAGGACTTTATAAAAGGGTTAAGCGTGGTGAAATATTCTCTTGATCGTGATGAGAACGAAGAGTATAAGCAACCAGCCGTTTTTCATATGTGGACTGGCTTCTGTTTAGGGAAAGCCTTATAACACTATAATGCATAGGATAAATAATGCAGCGTAAAGCAACAAAGAACACGAGAGGTGCAAACGCAGAAGAAAAGCGATTTATGGCGTGGACTAAAGATCAGCCGTGTATCAATTGCGGTAATCCTTCTCCTTCGATAGTTGATCACGTATACGGCTCATGCTTCAAGCATCTAAAGGTTTTAATCGGTCATTGGTTCGTTATACCTTTATGCGTAGAGTGCGACACAGTAAAGACTATAGGATCGTGCAGGGGCTTTATAAACAAGTTTGGCTCATTGGCTGGCTTGTGGCTAAAAAGCGTGGGAGGCAGTGATTTTGATCCGCCTTACGAGGTTGTAATGTCTATTGAAGACTTAGAGAGAAAAGGGTTATGAATGGTTACGGTATAAAGATTAAACCTCTATCGGTAAACAAAGCATGGAAGGGGCGAAGGTTTAAAACTGATACCTACAAGAAGTATGAGAGAGATGTTATTTTGTTGCTGCCAAAAATAGAGGTGCCAGAGGGTAAGCTGTGCGTTCATTTAGAGTTTGGTTTTAGCAATAAGCAGAGTGATGCAGACAATCCAGTAAAATTATTTATCGACATATTGCAAAAGAAGTACGGGTTTAACGATAATAAGATATACAGCTATGTTATTAATAAAGCTGATACCGTAAAGGGCGCGGAATACATCATGTTTAATATTACCGCGTTAAATGAGGGTTAATTAGTAGTATAATATAGGCTGTTTAGATGAGAGTAAAAGATTCAGCAAGTGTTGTCTTCGCAAAAGGAGTGGGGGCGACCTAGCTTATGACATTCTGCTGTTTCTCTATGACCCCACATAGACTCTCTTCTAAATATCTTAATAACAGGGGGCTTTATGTTCGAGAAACTAATCTCACCAATCACTAGTATTATCGACAAATTCATACCAGATGCCGACACTAAGCAAAAGATAGCTTATGACTTAGCAACTCTTGCCGATAACCACGCACAAGAAATAGCGCTGGCACAGATCGAGTTAAACCGAGAAGAGGCTAAGGGTAATTGGTTTCAAGCAGGATGGCGGCCACTCACAGGGTGGGTATGCGTCTCTGGTTTCGCAGTTAATTTTTTATTGTCGCCTATCGCCGCTGGTTTTGGTGTTGAGATACCTCAAGCAGATACCGCAACTATGCTACCTGTTTTAATGGGTATGCTCGGTCTTGGCACGTTAAGAACTTACGAGAAATCAAAGTACATTAATTAATAGGAGGGATTTATGCCAGTCTCAAAAGTAAAACGAGTATCTAATCCAGTAAAAAGCAAAGCTAAAACAAGTAAGCCTAAACGAGTCGCTGCAAGTAAGCCTAAAACAAGTAAACCCAAGAAAGCTAAGGCTTAATAGTGAGTGCCTCTGATATTATCGCTGTTTTCATTATGTGCAAACTGGGGTCAAAATGGAAAGAGGTGTTGCTGGGCTGCAGTTTCGTTATATTGATTGAGTCTATAACCGTCTTACATAAGAACTATAGTGGCATTTATACCTATTGGATTTATGTTTTCTATGCGTATATTTGCTATATCTTCTACATGGTGTCACCTAAATCATCTTTTATGCTAAAAGATGCGTACATTTTTCACTTAATCGCTTATGCCGTATTTGGCTTTGAGGCTTTATTGTCCGACTACAATGTTATAATGGGTTATGGATTTTCTGACACTGAACGTAGTGTAATAATGCATGGCTGCTTAATGATGTTAGTGTTTGCGGTGATTTATGATAAACTCTCTACTATTAAATATGGACGTGCTAGAGCTAATTTCTATCTGCCTTAGCTTGGCACCTTTTCCGATTATTATAGTGAGCTGGGTTTATGACCGTTACAAAGGACGACATACAAAATCTGCACATAAAGGTAGATGCAAATAAGCTTGAAATGCATCAAGCCATGAATGACAGTGTGGCAAAACCACTTAACGAGTTAACTATAGAAATACGAGAGTTAATTGTAGATAACAGGCATCAAGCAGAAGCGAACATAAGAATCAGTAAAGATATTGAGAAGCTAAAAACCCTAACATCGGGACAAGAAATCCTAATATCAAAACTAGAATTAAATCAAAGCGGCATTTTATGGGTTATGACTAAGTGCGGAGTCCCGCTAATTATTGCAGCATTAAGCGCAAATGGTATTGTGGGCTTACTTAAATATTTAAACGGACAATAATATTATGAGTACCTGTCAATGTTGCGGAAAGGATGTAGAGCTAGATGCAAACGGTGCCGTTGAGTGCCGCACGCCAACTGACTGTTATTTTATATATTAAAGGGTTTATTCATGGGCGTACTACTAGACGAATCGGTTTTTAGGCACGAGGTAAGTACAATTACAGGTCTGGATGATGGCGACCCTGTAACTTCCTTAACAGAGCAAATAGACTCAGCAGTTACACATACCTGCAGTGGTGCGACCTATATAGAAGATTCCGAGCAAGGAAACGCGGGGATACGGTTTGCTGGTGGGTCGAGTAGCCTAGCTGTCTTCACTGCTGCAGATTTAACCTCACTATATACCGCTACATCATCGAACACGTTAACTTGTATAACGGTTTGTAAGAACACGGGCACAGGTACATCCGGTACTATTTTCGGGGCTTTCACGGGCAATAAGGGTTTTAGGCTTGTCAATAGTGATGCAAGGATAGGCGATGCCGTACTAAGTCAAAAGATAGCTACCGTACCTATTCCTAATGACGAGCTAGCGGTAATAATCACCACATACAGCGACACATATAGCTTAATTGGTTCTTTGCGCCGCGTGTGGGTAAATGGTAGCCTCGCTGGTTCTGACACATCCGCTTATCAACCGCTCGTTTCAAATGTCACAGATACCGCTATAGGAAACATATCTAGCGGGTTTAGTTCTTTTGTTGGTGACTATTACGCATCCTATGTCATCGATAGAGCGTTCACACCACAAGAGTGCATGGAGGTAACGAAAGAGATATATGACGATCTAGCTATAGATTATCCTTGGGCTAGCGCACCTTACATATTAGCGTGGCTTGGAGATTCATTGATGGCGGGTGTTGGCGCCGGAACGGGCGATCAGAACCTAACTGTTGCACAGCAAGCTGTCATACCAACCCAGCTAAATATAGATTATGGCTATTGGCATAATTTGGGTATAGGCTCTATTGATTACGAGCAAATGCTTGCCATTATTAGTACTGAGGCTGAATGGATCACATCATTTTATAGTAAGCCCGTTCTTTTCTGTACGTTTGAATTTCATAATCAATTGGGGGACGCTACAAGGTCTACAAGAACTAGGACTTATGTATCACAGCTAAAAGATGATGAAAATGTTTATGTTATACTTGGAACCGCAACTGATTCATCTCAGTATGACGCAGGCGAAGAGGCAACAAGACAGACGTATTGCTCCGACATGATAAGTGATTCAGGTGGCGCGGATGTTGTAGTTTCCCTGCACCTAAATAGCGATATTGGCATTGATGGGTCGGCTGAGGCCGGAATAGGCACGTTCTTTAGCGATAGTGTCCACTTAACTAATAGCGGCTACTTTGTTCTGGCGGATGAAGAGTTTGTGCCAGCAATACAGGCATTTACGGTTCCATCCTTTATAAGTGGGTCAGGCGGCAAGCTTATAAGTATCGGTATGGGTATCGGTATATTTTAATTAATTGAGGTTTTTATTATGTCATTTTTACAATTTACAGCAGGGGGATTTTATGCGATTACCCCAAGCGACACGCTAGAGCAAACACCAACAATAAATGCAATCTATGTAGGCGTTTCTGGGGACATTAAGATTACCGGATTAGACGGCAGTGTTGAAACGTTTACTAATGTACCCGTTGGGATTCTTCCTGTTAAGGCTAGGTTAGTGTGGGCGACAGGAACGGCAGCAACAGGATTAATAGGGCTTAAAGGTAAATAAAGCTAATGGCTGAGATATCAGATAAAGAGCTTATCGAAGCATTACAAAAGATAATCGATAAGGATCAAACGCCAGAAGAAGATCGAGAAGAAGCAAGACAGCTTATAGAAGATTTAAATGCTGATGTTTTAAACTAAGTTTACGTGTTACTTAAATACGGCAAGAGGTGAGGCATGGCAAGCACAAGAAATACCAAACTAAGAGCGGTAAAGCAGGAAGCTCTAAGAGAGCAATTACAGGCGCAGGGTCATTTACAGCATGTAGTTGATATAATTGATAAAATAAAAGACGAAAAAATAGTGATTGATCAAGAAATGGTCACTCGCTATAAGATCGTATTGGATACTAAGTTAAAGCTGATTAGTAAGTTCTGTCCTGACCTAAAAGCAGTTGAAATGTCTGGTGAATTACAGCTTAAGCCACATGAAGATTGGTTAGATCTATTAGATGCCGAATGATATAGAGCTAGCAAAGCGTAAACGATTAAAAGACGACCTTACGTTTTACGCTAAGAATTGCTTACAGATACGCGGTAAAGAAAAGATACAGCATTTCGAGCTAAACAAAGCTCAATTATATATTCACGACATACTAGAAAAGCAGCTAAAAGAAACTGGCAGAGTTCGCGCTATTGTACTGAAGGGTAGGCAGCAAGGCGTATCGACTTATGCGGAAGCTAGGTTTATATGGCGTGTTACTCATTCAAAAGGTGTTAGAGCTTTTATTCTCACTCAAGAAGAGGCGGCAAGCCAAACCCTGTTTGAAATGGCTAAGCGCTACTATGACAACCTGCCGGAACCAGTAAAGCCCGCATTATCCGCATCCAACAGTAAAGAGCTTCATTTTAACAAGCTAGATAGCGGCTATAAGATCGGTACAGCGGGAAACAAGTCAGTTGGTAGATCACAGACAAACCAATTCTTTCATGGCTCAGAGGTAGCTTTCTGGCCTAATGCTGCAGAACACGCTAAAGGTATACTGCAAACAGTCCCTAACTCAAATGGCACAGAAATCATTTATGAATCTACTGCTAATGGGGTGGGAAACTTCTTTCATGAGCAGTGGAAGTTAGCAGAAAGTGGCGAGAGTGATTTTATTCCTATTTTTATACCGTGGTATTGGCAGGAAGAATACACTAAAGAAGCGCCAGAAGATTTTACTCTTAGTGAAGACGAAGAGCTAATGGTCGAGGCTTATGGTATTAACCCTAATCAACTATCATGGCGCAGACAGAAGGTAATCGAATTAAGCGCAGGCGGCATGGATGGCGAAAAAGCATTTATGCAAGAGTACCCATTTAATGCTGTAGAAGCGTTTCAGGTATCGGGCGGTGATGGATTAATTAAAGCCTCTTATGTGCTTAAAGCTAGAAATAACGAAGTAAACGGTAATGGCCCGCTTATAGTTGGTGTTGACCCTTCAAGAGGCGGCGATAGATTCTCACTAATTAAAAGGCATGGGCGTAAGGCTTACGATCTTAAGAAGTGGAAGGATGAAGAGATTGACTCGTTAGGTAAGGCTGTATCTAAGTGTAAAGCCGTATTAGATGAAGTGTGTTCGGTAGCAAAGAAAAAGCCTGATATGATGTTTATTGATGCGGGTGGTGGTGCTGACTTAGTAGATCGGCTGCATGAACTAGGATATGAAGATAGGGTAAAGGCTATATGGTTCGGCTCTTCACCCCTAGACGACCAGAGATACAAGAATAAGCGCGGGGAAATATGGGGTTTGTGTAATGACTGGCTTACTGATGAGAATTTAGAAGTACAAATACCGGATGATGATGAGCTACATGCAGACCTTATAGCCTCTCCCTATGATAGGGATTCACATGATAGAATGGTACTATGGCGTAAAGAGCGAATTAAATCTAAATATGGCTATTCACCGGATGATGGTGACGCGCTTTGTTTAACGTTTGCTGAACCAGTTAATCAAAACCAAAATATAGCGATGAACTATAAAACTCCTTGGTGACACAATGCTAGATTACAAAGATATTACAGTTGTTAACGACCAGCTAAAGCAATCGCAAGATGCTGACTCTGACCAGCGCGACATGGTGAGAGAAGAGCGTAACTTTCTTTATGTTAAGGATGGTCAGTGGGACCCTTCGACTGTATCTAAGATGGGCGACAAGTACAGAGGCACGTTTGATAAATGTAACGTGGTCGTTAATGGTATTGTCGGCGAGATGGACGCAGCAGACTTTGACATTAAGATCCGCCCTAGTGGTGGTGACGCTACAAAAGAATTAGCAAAAACCTACGATGGGTTGATTCGTAACATTGAGACAATGAGTAATGCGTCAAGAGTTTATGCAAGTGCTGGTCGAGATATGGTAGCTACTGGTCTTGGTGGGTGGGAGGTCAAAATGATCTGGAATGATAGCGATTCATTCGATCAAGACATGGCTATCGAGTGGATACCCGACTATGTAAACCGCGTATGGTTCGATGCAGGATCAATTAAACAGGATGCGAGCGATGCTAGACACGTATTTAGTCTAGATAATCTAACGCCTGATGAGTACGAAACGCAATTTCCAGAAGGCTCCAAGCAATCGATAGGCAGTGATAGAGCTTATGATACTTTTGAGAATAAGCCCGATTTTATTACTGTTGGTCGCATTATCTACCAGCAGCCTATTACTAAAACGCTAGTGCAAATGACTGATGGCTCAGTGTATGAGCGTGATGATAAATTTGAAACTATTGTTGATGATCTAGCAGAGCAGGGTATTACAGTAAAGCGAGAGCGCGACAAGAAAACTTTTAAGATTGTCAGCCGTTTGTTTGATGGTGGCGACTTCTTAACTGACCCGCAAGATACGGTATTCAAAGATTTACCTATCATCCCCACTTATGGTAATTTTAACGTAGCTGACGGCAAGGTGATTTATAAGGGCGCTATTCGTGACTTAATGGACGCGCAACGAGCATATAATACGTTTAGATCTGCAGAGGTTGAGAATGTGGCATTATCACCGCCTGACGCTTTATTTATGAGCAGAAAGCAAGCACAAGTCCCCGCCGACCTTGCGGCAATAGAAAACATGTCTGTTAGCGCACAAAGAGCTTATTTCTACACGCCTGATCCAGAGTCACCCCCTCCATTTAGAACGGGCGGCGCAGTTATTCAAGGTGGCGTACAACAAGCAATACAAAACAGCCTCGATGATATATCAACTACAGCTTCAAGGTCGCCGCTTGCTAATGGCGAAGGCGGCAATGGTATGTCTGGTGTTGCCATTCAATCACTACAGAATAAAATGGATACAGGCACGATTCATTACTTTAGACCGCAAGAGATTGCTATCTGTAGAACGGCTGTAATTATCGTCAACTCTCTACCTGTTGCTTATGACTCAACCGCACAAAAGCGCATTCTTAATGAAGATGGCTCGTTTGAGCTATTAGAGATTAATAAAAGTGTTGTTGATCTTGATACAGGGAAAACAGTTAAGATCAATGATTTGAGCCAAGGTAAATACGACGTTACTTGCAGCGTTGGCAAGGCGTTTAAGAATCGTCAACAGGAATCAGTAGAAGCATTTGCGCAGTTAAGCCAGTTTATACCTAATTTTGGCGAGCTTACAGCAGATCTACAGCTTAAAAACATCGAGGCTCCTGCGGCTGATCTAGCGGCTGAACGGTTAAGAATTAGATTGATACAGAGTGGCGCTATCCCTGACTCGCAGCTTACTGATGAAGAACGCGAGGAAATGCAACAGGCTCAGCAGGCGGCAGCACAACAGCCACCAGAGCAAACGCCAGAGGACAAGATAGCAGAGGCGGAGATAGGCCGCGTACAGGCTGAGACGGCAGACGTTCAGGTTAAGGCGCAGCTTAGACAGGAAGAGCTACGCATTAAGGAGCAGGATAGCTTGCTTAAGGCTCAAAACTCAGCAGATAAGCTACAGTTAGACGAATTAACTCTAATGTTAAAACAGCAAGCACAACAGTCTAGCGAACAACAAGCGATGAATAAAGCCATGATGGACGGCCAAGCATCTATTATTGATAACCTTAACACTCAAGCGCAAACATTGAAGATACTAGGAGAATCAATGGGAGCTGATGCAATCATAAGTCAAGCAGGTGTAGAAGCTTATGGACAGCAAGCAGAAGCTATAACCGAACAACAAGACGATATGGAAGAAAGGCAAATATAGCGTTTGTGGTATAAAGTGACAATAAGCCTCTTGATCGGGGCTTTTATTGGTATATACTGTTAAACACATTAACAGAGGGCATCTAATGGCAAATGATCTGATAAAATCTAGCGAAGCAAGGGAAAGGATAATAAAAGCAGCGAGGGAGGGTATAGAAAAAGAGTGCCCAGAAATAGACGAAGCTATAAAAACAAAAGCTATTGAGTGTGTTTTAGAAGAGTTTGGATTAGCAGTTTCATTAACAGAGGGTTAGATTATGTTTGTCTTGTATGCGGTGATTTTCTTTTTCTTTTTAAAGCTTCTTATGTCTGCTGCAATGGACGACTTAGATTTAATGGCTGAAATTACAGGTGAATTGATACTCTGCGTGGGGTGCGCCCTTCCTCTTTACGGCATGTTATATGAAGCTAATAAGATAATGGGAGGCTAACATGACTAACGAAATGAAGTTACTAACAGCGCTATGTGATGCGCTAGGGTTTGATGTTGAGAAGTCGATAATTAATTTAAAAGAATTAGACGATTATCAGGTGTCATTAAATGAAAGGCTAATGGCACCCATAAGCACTGTCTATTACATGGATTTAAAGCACGTAAAGCCTATATACGAATACAAGCTAACCATGCGAGAGCCAAAACGTGGAAAGGATATTTTTATAGGAAAGTATATTTGGCGAGAAGAAGAAACCAAAGAAGGATAAGAAGAAATGAAAATATTTACAGCGCGAGACTTTAACGAGAAGCGTCAAGAGATACGCGAAGCTATCAAAGAGGGCGGCTGTATCATCGAGTATAAGCTGGCAAGCAGAGAGCCTGATTTTAAAGCGGTTATATTGCCTATTGAGGTTTATGATGAAATGCTGTTAATAACAAATCTTTTCCCTATGGCATACGCGGAAAAGATGGGGAGCGACCTAGAAAGCTTTAAGGTTAGGACGGATGAATTGAAGGGGAAAGAGTGATGGATATACTTATTGTCGCCTTCGTCTTAGCTGGTTTTTTAATGAAACTCTACATTGAAGGCCTGCTATAGCAAGTTTTAGTATCACCGTTAAGCCGCTTAATTGCGGTTTTTTTACGTCTGCATTATAGTTTTTGACTATCTGTTAAACGGTTGTGATAAATAATATCTATGTGATAATAGGTTTATGGTACGTGACCATTATCACGGCATTAAGAGATTACACACTATGAGTGAGCTACAAAGCGAAGACAGCGGCATTACCTTTGACGAACCTGAAGCACAAGAAGCGCAGACGGTAGAAGCAGAGCAACCCGAAGTTAACGAACCAGCGGAATTAGCCCCCGATAGCCCTGTACAGGGTGAAGAAAATACAACGGATAGCGTAGAGCAGGAAAATACCCCCGAATGGTTTCAGAAGAAGATCAACAAGCAAACCTTTGCACAGCGACAAGCAGAGCGTGAGCGAGATGAACTTAAGACGAGACTTGAAGAGTTAGAGCAGAAAGCTCAACCTGTTTTATCTAATATCGATATTCCCCCAGTGCCCGACTCGTGGGATGATAATTACGAGGCCAAGATACGGGAAAGAGACACAGCTATCCAGCAGAAAGCTAGGTTTGAAGCTTCAGAAGCACAGAAGCTAGAACGCCAAGCCGAAGCACAACGCAAATCAGAACGGCAAGAGTTAGAACGTTCGCAAGCATTACAAGACACGTTTCTTGAGAATAGCAAAAAGTTAGGCGTAAAGCACGATGCCCTGATGCAAGCACAGAATGCAGTAGTTAGCTATGGTGTAACGCCAGAGTTAGCGCAAGTGCTTTTAAAAGACAGTATGGGCCCCCTAATGGTGCAGCATCTTGAAGCCAATCCTTTGGACTTGCATGATATTGTAAACGCTACTCCTATGGAAGCAGGTTTGTTGCTTGCGGAAGTGAAAACAAAAGCCGCTCTACTTAAACCAAAATCAAGTAGCGCCCCAAGCCCCGCCGCAACTTTAAGCGGCAGAGCAGCCCCACAGAGAGAATCTTGGGACAAAGGCAATACTTACGAATAGGAGATAGTCACTCATGGCTAACAATCTTAGTAGCAATACCACAACACCACTAGCTAGAGGGTTTTTGAAAGCAGTAGAAAGTACTCGTGTACTAACTAAAGCTGTTAATACTCAATTGTTAAGTGGTAAATTTAATCCTTCTTCTGGTTCGACTGTTGATTTTAAACGTTCGCACCAGTATAACGCTATTGAAACAACTGGCGGCGACATTTCTGGATCAACCAAATCTGATATTATTTCAGGTAAGGCTACAGGTACAGTTCAGAACATGATTACTGTTGCCACAGAATGGTCTATTCTTGAGGAAGCTATCGAGCTTGATCAAATGGATCAAATCCTAGCGCCAATGGCTCGTGAAGCAATCACTAAATTAGAAACTAACCTTTCGACTTATATGCTTGCAAACGGCAACCTTTCTTACGGTACTGTTGGTACGGTGGCTGATGCATGGTCAGATGTTCAGCGTACAGGTGCATTAATGCAATCTGTTGGCGTTCCTAGTGATTCCCCATGGAATTACGTTATGAACCCATTTACTGCTGGTGGTTTGGCTGATGCTCAAACTGGTTTGACTGCGGCTGATGGTTTAGTTCGTACAGCTTGGGATTCTGCACAGATCAATCGTGACTTTGGTGGTATGCGTGCAATGACTTCTAGCTCATTGTCTACCTACACTACTGGGGCTGGTGCGGATCGTGTAGGTAGCTTA